TCAAGGCGGACAGCCAGACCGAGCAGGAGAAGGCGCTGCAGAGGGCGCAGAAGGCGGAGGCGGAGCTGCAAAAGCTCAAGGCCGATGCGGAACGCGCGAAGACCGTCTCGCAGGTCGCCACCGAAAGCGGCATCCCGTCCGAGATCGTCTCGATGCTGAACGGAAAGGACTCGGACGAGCTGCAACGGCAGGTCGACGCCATCAAGAAGTCGCTCCTGCAGGCTCCCACGCGCACAGACGACGGCGGCGGCGTGTCCGTCGCGAAGAAGAGCAACGCAGACCGATTCGCAGAATCGCTAGGAATCTAAGGAGGGCAAGATGCCTACCACCTATCAGGACCATTCCCGCAAGACCACCAACGTAATCCTCGACCCCGAGGTGTCAAACGAGATCATCTCCAAGTCACAGGAGCAGTCTGCCATCATGCAGCTCGCCAAGCGCATGAGCATCGCTCCCAACGGCAAGAAGTTCCAGACCATCACCGGCGACCCCGCGCCCGAGTGGGTGGCCGAGACCAACAAGAAGCCCGTTGACTTCTTCGCCTTCGGCACCAAGACGGTCATTCCCTACAAGATGGCGCTCATCGTGCCGTTCTCGATGGAGTTCCGCCGCGACAAGGGCGCCCTGTACGACGAGTGCATTCGCCGCGTGCCCGCGCTGTTCGGCCAGAAGTTCGACGCCACGGCTATGAGCACTACCGCGCCCGGCACTGGCTTCGACGTTTTCGGCGGCGCTTCCAAGGCTACCATCCTGCCAGACGCGTCCAACGGCATCGACGTGTACGACCGCTTCCTCGCGGTGGACTCCGCCATCGGCGCCGCCGACGGCATCATGAGCGGAATCGCCCTCGCCCCGCAGGGACGCTCCGTCGTGCTCGGCGCGAAGGACGGCCAAGGCTATCCCATCTTCACCCCGGGCGTGCAGAGCGGCCAGCTCGGCAACATCCTCGGCGCCGGCGTCTCCGTCAAGAAGGGCGTGTACGTCGCAGGAACCGCTGCAACGCAGTCCGCAGCGGGCGTTCCCGCCGTCGTCGGCATCGCTGGCGACTGGGACGAGGCCGCTTACGGCGTGATCGGCACGCTGACGGGCTCCATCTCCGAGGAGGCCACGCTCTCCTACACGGACGCCAACAGCCAGACCGTGACGCTCGCGCTCTGGCAGCAGAACATGTTCGCCATCCGCTTCGAGATAGAGCTGGCGCTGATGGTGCGCGACATCAACAAGTTCGTGCTGCTGACTGGCGCCGTTCCCACGGGAGCCTAGCCATGGTCGAGCTCAAGGCGCCCAACGGGTGCGTCGTGCAGGCGAGCGACGAGGCAGCGCCGCGACTGCTTGACGCCGGGTTCGTCCACGTCGGGGAGACGGCGGCACTCGAGCAGCCCAAGCCGAAGGCCAGGCGCCGTACGACCAAGGAAAAGACTAAGGAGTAGCAATGGCATTCCAGGCGTTCGCCACCGTGCAAGACCTGCTTGACGGGTGGCCTAACAAGACGCTCAACCAAGACGAGCAGACGGCGGCGGGCGCCTTGCTGTTGCGGGCATCCGCATACCTAGCAACGCGACTGCAGCAGAAGGGCATCGAGGTCGATGCCGAGGACGAGCTGCAGGCGCTGAACCTCAAGACGGTGACCGTGAACATGGTCAGGCGCTCCATGTCCTCGGGAGACGTGGACGGCCTTGCGAGCGTGGCACAGACCATCGGGAGCACGACCGCGCAGGTGTCATGGAACAATCCGTCGGGCGCGTTCTACCTGAGCACGCTCGACAAGGAGATTCTCGGCCTGTCCGGCAGCGGTGGCCGCGCAGGATGGGCGGAACTAGCGCATGGTTCGCATGAAACGGAGCAGCCATGATCTCGCTCGGGACAATGCCGCTGCTCAACGACTACTCGCTGTGCCAGCAGGCCGTCACCGTCTACCACTTTGATGGCACGACGCTCACGCGCACCGTGTACCACAGGGCGTACCTGGACTCCAAGAAGACCGAGAGCGTCGACCGCACGGGCAGCTCTGAGGCGAACGGATTCCTTCTGGTGATTCCGTGCTGTGCGGAGAACTTGGAGCCGAACGTCTGCGTCGGCGACAAGGTGATGTACGGCGAGGGTCCGTCTCCTGCGGAAGGCGAGGACGTCTCGCAGTGGTGGCGCTCCCTGATACCGACAAAAGTGGCTGGGCTTCATGTGGTGCGCTACGTTGACCAGAAGTACTGGGCGGGCGAGGTGTGCCACGTAGAGGCTGGTGGCTGACATGGCCAACAAGCCGTTCATGACAGTCGAGACTGCCATACCCAACTCGTACCAAATCATGAGGAAGCTCGGCGTCGAGAGGGACGGAGCCGTGCAGGAAAGGCTAACCGACCTGATAGTCGACAACCTCAAGGACTTCATGCCGCGCGAGAGCGGCGAGCTGATCGGCAAGATGCGCAAGGTCGGCAGCGACAGGATACGCGTCGACGGACCGTACGCACGGTTTCTGTTCTTCGGCGTGCGCGCCTCTGGCCTGCCCGTCAGGTACGACAACCTGAACCCGCAGGGCGGGGCGCACTGGGACCGCAGGATGGTGGCTGAGCGCGGCGAGCAGATAGTCGCGGAGCTGCAGAGATACGTAAGGAGCCGAAAATGACCGCATTGGACACCATGCGCGAGTTCGTGCAGTCCTACCCAGACTACGATATTTTGTCGAGGCTCGACATCGACTATACGGACAAGGTTCCAAACAGCGGTGGTCTGTTTCCTAGCGGAATGGTCGAGGTGTCACGACGCAGCGACCTGTTGGGCAACGTCACCGTGACGAACCAACTCAACTTCGCCCTGTACACGACTCTCGAGAAGTGGGAGGGCTCTCCGGACAATGCCGAGTGGCAGCTTGGTTTCCAGCAATGGGTCCAGGCACAGTCGGCTCTCGGGCTCGCGCCGACGTTCGGCGACGAGCCGAGACGCGAGAGAATAACAGCCCAGAACGGACAGCTGTACAGCGCAGACGAGGAGGGATGCGCCCTCTACGTCATACAGATAAACGTCACATACGTCAAGAACTACTAAGGAGGCCGCAAATGGCTGATTTGACCTTCAACACGGCAGGCGGGCAGACCGTCGCACGCGAGCTGATGATTCTGTACCTGAACACGGGGACTTCCAGCACGCCCGTGTGGTCGCCGCTCGGAAAGCGAGTCGAGGACTCCAGCATGGAGCTCGACTGGTCTGACGAGTCCACGCGGGACATTCTGGGGAACGCCTACGGGACGATGAAGAAGCCCATCGTCACGCAGAGCTTCGACCCCTACAAGCTGGACGGCGGGGACGCGGCAATCGTGAAGATCTGGAACCTCGCCGTAAAGGACCAGGACGCCCAGGCGTTGTCCTCACAGGACGTGCTTCTCGTCCACTTCTACGCAGGCACTTCCAGCGCGCCGTTCGCCGAGCGATATGACTCCGCGATGATTCGCCCGACCGGTCTCGGCGGAGAGGGTGGCGGCGACATGGAGATGCCCATCGACGTCACATTCGGAGGAAAGCGCACGGTCGGAACCGCGTCCAAGGACTCGTCCACCGGCGCTATCACGTTTACTGCCGACTAGGGGGAGAAATGGCTAAGTCGCTGCAATTCGACACAGGTCTCGTAGAGTACGACATAAACGGAGCGGCCAAGGTCAGCTTCAACCCTACCGACGAGACGTTCGTCCACAAGCTGGAGTCTGCCTTCAGGTGCCTTGACCACCTGCAGGAGGAGGTCATCGCCGACGAGGGCTTCGAGCGCTTCATAGCGCTCGACAAGGAGATGCGCGAGACAATAGACGGCCTGCTGGGCGCGGGCGTTGCCGACGCGCTCTTCCCCAACATGAACTGCTACGCGATATCGGACGGCCTGCCAGTGTGGATGAACCTCGTTTTGGCGCTACTAGACGAGGTGTCGGAGGCGTACGAGCGCGAGTTCGGCAAGACCGACGAACGCGTGAGGTCGCACAAGGCAAAGTACGACGCGCTGATGGCCAAGTATCGCAAGGGCAAGTAGTGGGCGCGTGGGAGCTTCCCAAGAGTGCCGAAATAGACGGAACGACGTACCGGATACGCAGCGACTACCGCGCCGTGCTCGACGTCCTGACGATCTCGGCTGACCCCGAGCTGTCTGACGAAGAGCGCGGCGCACTCGCCATGCAGGTCTTCTACGTGGACTTCGACGAGATGCCCGCGAGCGACTACGCCGAGGCCGTCAGGTACATGCGATGGTTCGTGGCAGGCGGAGACGCGAGCGCCAGACCACCGAAGCGCAAGCTGGCAGACTGGCAGCAGGACTTCCCGCTGATAGTCTCCCCGGTCAACCGCGTTCTCGGATACGAGGTGAGAGACGTCGAGTACCTGCACTGGTGGACATTCCTGGGGGCGTACATGGAGATAGGGGACTGCCTGTTTGCCCAAGTCGTCTCGATACGCAAGAAGAAGGCTAAGGGCAAGAGGCTCGAGAAGCACGAGCGCGAGTTCTACCGCGAGAATCGCGAGCTGGTCGACTTCCGCATGCAGGAGACCGACACAGAGAGAGAAATCTTGGACGAGTGGATGTGAGGTGAAACATGGCAGACGGGTCAATCGAGTTCAAGACCAGCTTGGACAACTCTGACCTCGAGAAGCAGCTCAAGGAGGCAGAG